AGATGGAGATTGAGCGCGCGAGGAGCAGCGCCAACAACGCGCACCGCGACTACCGCGCATTTATAAAGCAGCAGATCGACGCCCAGCACGAACAGAACTAACCGCGCCTAGCGCACCACCGAGGGAGCCAACATGAGTTTTTCAGAGACACAGGCAGAGACCATCCGTAACCGGATGCTACTTATCGCAAAGGCAATCAGCGCTCGCTCCGACTGGAGCCCCGCCAGCTCCGCAATCGGAGACGTAGCAGTTACCCGCACCGACTCCGCAACGATCGGAGAGCAGGACTACACGCTTACCGAGACTTGGAGCGCTTGGAGCCCGTCAAACTCCCAGCGCTACGGACTCCACCTTGAGCGCGACTTCCGTATGAGCCGCTACAGCGGAGCAGAAATCCGCGTTACCGCGAGCCGCTCCGTTGAGGCCCTCGACCTCGATACACTTTACGATACGTACGACAGCCTCTCCGCAGAACTCACAGACAAGATCGCAGCGATCATTAGCCGCGCCGGAGACGAAGGATGAGCACCTACACCTATTCCGCAATTTGCGAGCGAGTACCCGTCTACCCGAAGGATAGCCAGGAATGGCACGCGCAGCGCGCGCAGACAATCGGCGCCAGCGAGATCAGCCGCGTTTTGGGAGTCTCTCCCTACGGCGGACTTATCGGACTGATCCTCCAGAAGCGAGACGACGCGGACGGCAACGGTACGCGGCTGGACAATGAGCAAATGGCAACGGGACGGGATGCGGAGGATACCATCCTCAAAATCGCCGCCCGTCAGATCGGATGCACCATCCACCCCGCAGAGGCGCTCCGCAGGGATTGCCTCTCCGCAACTCCAGACGGCCTAATCGTAGACGAGGCCGGAAACGTGACCGCGACTGTAGAGGCCAAGCTAGACCGAGGCCGGAACGACTGGCATGAGGTAGCCGCGGTAGGATTCGCGCACCTTACGGGACAGGATACGCGCCTAGCCTATTACTACCAGGTGCAGACCCAGCTTGCGATTACAGGATGCTCCTACGGATACCTTGCGATATGGACGGTTTTTGAGTTTCACTTGATCCGCATCGAGGCCCACCCCACCGCCGCCCGAATCATCGAGGAGGGAGCGCGCATCGCCACCGCATGGATTCAGGACCCGAGCGGCAGGCTACCCAGCGCGACGGAGGCGGATAGCGTTTCCGATCTTGCCCGCACGATCCACCCGCGGACGGATGAGCCCGTAGAGGCAGCGCCAGAGGTTGCGGAGGCAATCGAGCGTTACGCCGAACTCTCCGCGCAGATCAAACAGCTGGAGACCGAGCAGGACGCCGCGAAGCGAATCATCCTCGAGGCGCACACGGTATCCGCCAAACTCAGCACCGCAGCCGGATACAAGAGCGCTTTTGTAGAGAGCACTGAGCGCCGCAGCCTAGACGCAAAGGCGCTAGAGGCCGCGGAGCCTGAGACCTACGCGCGCTACGTAAAAACGTCCAAAGTTTCGCCCTCTTGCCGAATCACCGCCCCCCGTAAGAAATAGGATACCCCATGAGCCAGGAACTCACCCGCGCGAACGCTCACCCGTTCGTGCAATGGATCAACAGCCCCGCGACCGTCACTCAGATGCGGAATTGTCTCCCGTCGCACTTCCCGCCCGCGAGGATGCAGCGCCTAGCGTTGACCGCCTTCCGCAACAACGACGACTTGAGCCGTTGCAGCTGGCAGAGCATCGCAGGTTGCATTATGAGCGCCGCGCAGCTTGGACTGGAGCCGCACGTACTCGGGAGTTGCTACCTTATCCCCCGCAAGGGAGAATGCACGCTCCTAATCGGATACCAGGGACTTCTAGAGCTAGTGCGGAGATCCGGTCAGGTTCGCTCCGTTGCATCGCGCGTAGTATACGAGACAGATGAGTTTGAGATCAGGTACGAGGACGATAAGCCCTACATCCACCGCCCGAACTTGCGCCGCGCCCCTACGGATGCAATCCTCGGATTCTACACGCACGCCGTGTTGAGCTCAGGAGAGCACCTTTTTGAGTATATGAGTCTCGCAGAGGTACGACACATCCAGACCCGCAGCGGAGCGCGCTCAGGACCGTGGATCACCGACTTTGCAGAGATGGGCAAAAAGACCATCTTTCGCCGCGCCGCGAAGCAGCTCCCGCGCTCGATTGAGTTTGCAGACGCCCTAGCGATTGACGACCGCGGCGAATCCGGAGCACCGCCCGTTTACGAGGTTGCCGCAGAGGAGCAGGCCGCGCCCGTCGCTCCAGCCGCGCCGACTCCTACCGCACCAACGGTACGCTTGCCCGCACCGCCGCCGCCGCTGGAGCAGATCGCAGCGGAGCCGGAGGATGCGTACTCAGATAACGGAGAGCTCCCGCTATGAAATGCGAAACCGCCAGGGACAACATCCGCGCGCGTATCCGCCTCCTATACGGGAGCGCCGCGCACCTTGCCGCCCTCACAGGACTAACGAAGCAAACGCTACACGCCCGCATCATGCAGGCAGGGATGAGCGATAGTCACCGCACCTACTTTGAGTTTCTACTAATCCTCCCCAGCGGGAGCCTCACGAACGGGACTCTTACGCCGGAGCAGCTGGAGACGAAGGCGAACCCCTCGCAAATCGCCTACGCGATCACGAACGCGGACCGCGCGTGGATGGATAGGAGATGGACACTGGAGCAAAGGAAGCGGACGAAATGAGCACCGTTACCTACAGCGGAGTAGACCCAGGCAAAAACGGAGCGATCGCATCCGTAGACGCCGCCGGAGAAATCCTCCGGATAACCCGCTTCAGCGACGCGGAGACGGAGGGGAGAATCGGACTCGTAATCGCGGACCACTTCGCCGCGCTCCCACCCAGCTCCTACCACGCGTGCAGTATCGAGCGCGTAGGAGCTATGCCCCGTCAGGGACTCTCCAGCACCTTCACTTTCGGCAGAGTCTACGGGGAGGCCCTCTCCGCTATCCTACTGAGTAACGCCAGGATGAGTCTAACCCGCCCGCAGACGTGGCAACGAGAGCTAGGACTACCAAAGCGAGACGAGTACGCGGCGCATAAGAGAGCGATCAAGGAGGCCGCGGAGAGCCGCTGGAGCCGCCGCTTTGTTTTGGCAGAGGTAGACGCACTATGGATTGCAGAGCACGCGCGCCGATTCGGAGCGTGGAGATTCAACACGGAGGGAACAGCAGATGAGTAGCAGCGCTTTTGAGCTCCGCGGCCGACACGCCGCGCATAACGGTATCCTGCTTTTGCGAGTCCGCGAGGCCTACGGACCGCTGGCATACGTCAAACCGACTCCGCACCCGCTGGAGCCGCAAGAAATCCTATGGACAGTGAGCACCCCGCGCGGGAGCTTCAGCGACACCACCGAACGCGGAGCGCTTACCCGAGCACTAGACGCGGCAGCGAGCCAGGGATGAGGTATCTCTCCGTATGCTCAGGAATCGAAGCCGTTACCGTAGCAACGGAGCACCTCGACTGGAGCCCCGTTGCGTTTGCAGAGGTAGAGCCGTTCCCGTCCGCGGTACTCGCCCACCGCTTCCCAAACGTACCAAACTTAGGAGACATTACACAGCATGAAAACTGGAAACTTGAGCGGGGAGCAATTGACCTTTTGGCCGGAGGCCCACCATGCCAATCCTTTAGCGTTGCGGGGAAACGCGGCGGACTTGGAGACGCGCGCGGCAACCTCATCCTTACCTTTTTGGAGATTGCCGCCCGACTCCAGCCCCGATGGATTATCTTTGAGAACGTCCCAGGCATCCTCTCCAGCGCCGGAGGCGACGACTTTAGAGAGTTTCTCCGGACGCTTGCCCAACTCGGGTACGGGTATGCGTACCGAGTTTTGGACGCTCAGTTTTTCGGAGTCCCCCAGCGTCGCCGTAGAGTCTACCTTGTCGCAAGTTTTGGAGACTGGAGACGTAGCGCCGAGGTTCTTTTTGAGCAGGAGAGCTTGCGAGGGGATACTACGGAGAGCCGAAAGGCGCGGAAAAGCGCTCCCGCCAGCACTACAGGCGGCGTTGAGATTGTCGGTACCTTGTGCGCCGACAGCCACCCAGGATCCTACGCGGGACAGGATGCGTACACAGGACGACTAATCCCAGCCCCCGCGCCGCCCATCGTTATCGACCGCGCGGCTTTCAACCAGGGAGAGGGAGCACTTTACCCGCCACGCATCGAGGAGAGCGAGACAATGAGCGCCCTTGTAGCACGCGGCCCACACGCCGTAGGAAAGCCCGAACCTATCGCATTTCACCCGACTCAGGACCCGATCTCGAGCATAGGGATAATGCACGCACTAGGAACAGGAGGCGGAGCAGGATGCGCCACCGCAGCAATTGCTACCGCCCTAGCCGTCCGGAGACTCACTCCGCGAGAATGTGAACGCCTACAGGGATTCCCAGACGACTGGACAGCCGTACCCTACCGAGGCAAACCAGCCGCGGACGGACCGCGATACAAGGCGATAGGGAACAGCATGGCAGTACCCGTTATGAGATGGATAGCAGAGCGGATAGCCGCGATCGACGACCCCACCACCCAGGACCCAAGATGAGCAGCCTTGAAATCCTAGACCTACTCCCGCCGCCAGACCTCCGCGGAGAGGATGAGCACCGCTACCTAACGGCCGCGCTCCACCACTTCACAGGGACAACGGTACGCATTGTATACACTGGAGCGCAGACCCCGATGGAGCGCCCGCTTTACAGACTGGAGCTAGTCGCCGGAGAACCCGCCTTTCTAGCCTACTACGCGAGCACGAACCCGCAGCCGCACGCCTACGCAACCCGCCTAGCCTTAGACCTCCTGCTAGCGTGGAGATTCTACCGAGCCGGAGACACCAGCGCCGCCAGTCTCGCAATCCTAACGCCCATCCTCGCACGCAACCCCATCCCGCATCCCGAGCCCGACCCGCTGCTAGTCATAACGATGCTATCCCTATTCGGTACTACGATCTACCTCATCTGGAGAAACAGTTACGAGCGCGCAGGAATCAACCCCAACCCTCCCACAGAGCAGCCAAAATGCCCACCCCATCCGCCCCACTGATCCGCCAGGTAGCGTTTACGCTCGACAGCAGCGAGACCACCGCAGCCGTAGCGATCGCCCTCGTCATAACCGCCACCCTTTACGCCCTATTCCGATGAGGAGGAGTTACATGATACCCGCAACCGAATACAACGCGCAGATCACGCTCCGCACCATCGCGGCCGCTTGGAAATGCTCCTACGACCCAGCCTCACAGGATGCACCCTACGCAGGCATCCTAAGCCGCGAAGATAAGCCGCTAGCCGTTGTCTACGTAGACTCCAGCGAGCTCGATAGAGAGGATCCAGAACCAGACGAGCCGAGCCTTGATGCACTCTCTCTACAGCGCGGTAACAGTTTCGCACTGGAGACAGGAATAGCCGCAGTTTACGTGAGACTTGCCGACAACGGAATCCGCGTACTCATCCGCAAAGGAGAACCGCTAACTTACTCCTATCGCAGCGACTCCGGACAACTTGTAGCCGTGACCGCGCCGCAGGACTGGAAAACGCTCCCGCTCCCGCAAGGAACCCGCTGGAGCACCGCCCCAGCTGGAGCGCCCCGATGAGCAGCCGCGAAACCGGAGACGAGGGACGGAGCATGAAGCCCGAGGCGATAGCGATGCGGCGACTTGTCGCAGAGCGCGGTTTTTGGCTTAGCCCCATCCTGAGAGATTGCCCTATCCCGATCGTCACAAAATGGGAAGCTACCGTAGACCTCACCAAACTCGCAGGCCAGCACGTAGGAGACAAGCGGAAAACGCCGGAGACTCTTGCCCGCCCCGCTGGAATCAAGAACGGAGACGGCCGGAGCTCATCCTACAAACCGCTTACCCTTGCGGAGCTCCGCGAGAAACAGCAACGATTGAATGAGCAGAAACTAGCCGCCTACCACGCCAAACGCGCCGCGACGTTAGGAACCGCTCCCCCTCCGCGCCCGACTCCAGCACCTAAGCCCGAGCCGCGCCCACCCGCAGCCGTCGCAACGGTATTGCCGACCCAGCCCGCAGCGCCGAAACGTAAACGGAACCGCACCGTTGACACCGAGAACGCCCGACTCCGCAGGGAAATCGCAGCGATGAGCCCCGAGGAAAAAGCCGCCCGCCGCCGCACGATGGAGACCGCGATGCGGAAACGCAACCGCGAGGCGAAGCGAGACCCCATCCGCGCCGCCGAACTGGAGCGAATCCGCAACCTAACACCGGATGAAAAGTTAGAGCACCGCCAGGAACAGCGGGAGAGAGCCCGCGCCCGCCACGCCGCCAAACTAGCAGCGGATGAGCAGGCCCGCGCCGAACTCGCAGCCCGCCGGCGACTCCAGCAGAGAGAGCGCGCCCGCGCCGCTGGCATCCCCGAGAACCCGAACCGCTGGAAAGACCTCCCGACCGCGAGACACTTGCGGGAGGAGGCGATAGCAGCCGAGGCGATAGAGAGAGCCAGGGACAGGAACTAGGGACCCATCCAGCCGTTTTCTACGGCCGTTACCCGTCGCTCCAGCGCCCGCACATCCTCCGCAAGTTTACCGACTTGATCCGAGGTAGCCGCCCCATCGACCCGCGAACGGACCTCCCTAATCTCCGCGCGCAGCTCCACCCACTCCGCGCGCACGACTTGGAACACAATCCCAGCCGCAAACAGAACGCACGTAGAAGCGATCGAGCCGATAGCGATTACAACGCGCCACGCAGTAGGCAACGTCACAACGGTACGCGAAAAAACCGCCTCCACAGATCCCGTAGGAGGCGCGCTACTCATCCTCTCCCGCCTTTCGCGCATCCCGATCAAGAGCGCGCTCAACCGGAGACTTCAGCTCCACATTTCCAGCGAACAGACCCGAGACCGCACCGCCTAGAGCGATCCAGAGCGGCAGGGACACCGCGCCAATCCCGCCCGTAGCCGCGACCGCGATAACCGGAATCGCAGCGCCGATAATCGCACCGACCGCCAGCGAGACGTTTAGCCGTCCCCTGCTATGAGTAAACTTGACCATGCAGCACCCTTAGACGTTAGGCCGCGCAGGAGCGGCAGGAGGCATGAACCAGCCAACGGTACGCGGAATATCAGACGCGCCCCACTTGTGGAGTTTACGATACACGCCGTCCCCATCCCGCGCGCCCGCAGAGTTAGTATTACCCTCGACACAGGTAAAGCCCAAAGAGTCTACAGCTACCACGATCCCACAGTGACCTTGCACCCATACACCGCGAGAGGCAGACCGCGCCCCTTCAGGACTCTTAGCCCGCACCCATATCATCCCAGGCCGCACGCGCGTAGCGAGCTCCGGAGAGTCAGGATAGACGACTTCAGCGGATGCACCCTTGCGCGTACCCTTGTGAAAAATCGTAACCGCCGAGCCTGAGCACCACGGAGCCGACTCCAGCCCCGTAGCCGTGAGGTAGCACCACGAAACGAACGCAGCACACCACGGATCACCAGGCCGCAGCCCGACGCACTTTTGATACGCCTCCACATCCGGACCGCGATTCTTGCCGCCGATCTCCCGCACGCCCTTAGCCAGCTCAGTTTCCGCGACCTCGATAATCCGCATCGCAGCCCCCTACTTAGCCCGCCGACGCTTGACGCCAGCGCGAACGGTACTCGCCGCCTCATCCGCAGCGACGGGAGGCAGAGCCGAGTTTAGCGCGTCGAACTCTACAGCCGGAGGCGAGAAATCGACTGAGATACCCGTAGTAGGGACCTCCAGCGCCGCAAACGCCGGAGCAACTGGAGCCGCACCGCGCGCCCGCAGGATGGACACGATAGCCTCCAGCGCCGCCACAATCCGCGACTCATCCGCGAACCGCGTAGACACCTGCACAACGTGACGATCCGAGGTGCAGACGGAGAACCCATCCCGCGTTGCCGCGACTTGGCACCCATCGAGCGCGAGGATTGAACTAGCAAGATTCACAATGGACATTCTACACCCCTACGCAGGCAGATCCGCCTCATCCAGACGTTGCTCATACACAGAGAGCCCATACAGCCGCCCAGGAGAGCCGTAAAGCGTAATAGCAAACGGATAACCCACGTTCGCAGCAACCCACCCCACTTGGAGAGCGCGGTAGGAATCGAACCCAGCACCCAGCGTAATCACCACCACGTTAGCGCCTATCAGAATTGCAACGGTGCAATCGAACCCCGTAGCAACGATCACAAGATTACCCGTAACGATGGAGGAGGCGCGACACAATCCCGCACTGATCGTAACCGCAGAGCCCGTATCCGCAAACCTCCCGCCCACCTTAACGAGACAGCGCCGCGAGTAGGCATAGATGAACCTATCGCGCTCCAGCAGGCCAGTAAGCGTAGAGGAGCGGATATCGTTAGGAGGTTGCGCGTAGAGCGGAGGCCCAGGATCAGCGGTAGGGATCGGAAAGCCCATTAGTCAAACCTCGCATTAAAGCCGTAGACGTATACAGACAGCTCATCCCCGCCCGTTACCTTGAGCACGAACGTAGCAACGCTTGCGCCCTGAATCGCCCCACCTTGCCCAGGCAGGTTAAACGGCGCAGTTTCGATAAACATAGGAGTCCCCTTGAGGCAGTCAGTCAGAGGCATAGAGTCCCGCATCCCCCACGACCGCGGACCCCGCCGCACGCCCTCGATTACCCGCATCGAAATCGGAGAGGTAGCGATCGAGTTTTGATACGACATACGAGGCACTACAGGCCGCAGCGTGAGGACCTCCGGAGTAATCGGCGCTCCCGATTCTTTGAGCACCGCCAACGAAAAATCGATAGTGGCCCCATTATTCTCATCCAGCCGCACCGCGCGGAACGAGACCGACAGCCTACCCACGGTATCCGCCTGAGTAGCAACGACTCCAGTCAGCATCCCGCCCGACTGGAGCACGAAACCTAGCCGATCCTCCGTAGCGTTAGAGGCAACATCAGGCCGCAGCTCCACCACCGCTAAGGACTGCTCCAGCACAAGCGAGTTTAGAGAATACACCGGCGCATGAGCCAATTGACGAGGATTCCGCGCAGCCCCGCCAAAAACACGATACTCGATAGATAGCAGCCCGAACGCGCCGAGCTCATACACGTACCCATCGATAGCACCGCTAGGAGTACCACCGTTAGGAATGATCGCCGGAGAGTTATCCAACTCAGGCCAGATAACGAACGTTTGGCCCTCGTCAAACACAGAGGCGTATCCGATCTGATACGCATACGTCCCCAGCGAGTTAGGCTCTACAGCGTACTTTTTCTCCCCACCTACCGCGAGGAGCTCATATTTCTCTCCCGATGAGAAAGGATACGAGTACGAATCAGGATACAAGTAGACTTGATTCCGATAGCCGTTTTTTATTCCTACCAGCCCGCGCAGCTCTAAAACGTGAGATTGGAAAGCCAGGAAAAAAGCTTGCGGACCGCTAGGGAGATTGGAGACAGCATCGAAATCAAGAGACAACACTACAACATCACCGACCGTATCCGGAGTGACCCGTACTGAGACCTCCCGACTAGACGTGAGGTGGCGAAGGTACACGCGACCGCAGAACCCGTTAGCGTCTCCGTTAGCCGTCGCCGTCCTATAAAATATCCGGAACTCTACA